GCCAATAAGTATCATCTTGGTAATCATCTTGATTTTCAGATGGTGTACTAGACTTGTAATTAGACCAAGCTGTAGAGTCTAGTGGATCTGTAGATATAAAAGTAACTTCAGTATCAGTTACAGCTGACGTGTTAGTTGGTCTTGTGCTAACGACAATAGTTGTGCCTGAAACGTTTGTTACAGTAGTACCTGTAGGAAAGTTATCATTAACAACAAGCATTCCTATTTTTATATTTGAGTACGTAGAAGCTGTACCTGTTATTTTATAATCAAAATCAGTAGCAGTACCATCACCCCACGATAAACCCTCAACTATATGTGATGACTCTTCAGAGTACACTTGTGTTGAGCTTGAAAACAATAAAACCGTTCCAGTGTTACCTACGTTTGTGGTGGTTCCAGGAAGAAGAGGGGTAACGGCAACCTCAAAATTATTCTCCATGGTAATTGTTGTTATACCACCATCATTAGTTACCGTGGCAACAAATGTTCTATTAGGAATATAAGGACCACTAATAGTCATTCCAGGTACGATATTTTTATATTCACCGTCTAAAGTTACACTTGACGATTCGGAAACTAAATCTCCAGTGGCAATAAGTGAGTCTTGTACGATATCCCCATCAGCATTTTGTAATTTAATTTCTGGATTTGAAGTTTTACTTGTAGGGTATAACAAGTGTTTTATTCCAGCTGAATCTACCCAACTAATTTTAGTATAGTTAACATAATCCGAAGGAAGTGTCATTTGCAGAGTAGCCGGTATTACGAGTTCACATGCTTTAAACGATTTAAACGTATCAAAGGATAATTCTGCTAAAGCTCTCTGGGCGTGAAAAGCAACGTCTAATCTTTTTGCTTTTGGTATAATTTTATTTTCACCAACATAAACAATCATAAATTGTTTTATTATATCATCTAAAGAAACAAATTGGTAGTTCCCGTGATTGCTTCCGCTGTAATAATTATTTGCTAACTGATTTAAATATCCCATTTATTTATTGTTTTTCTTGTTGAACTTGCATTGACTCTAAACCTTGACCTCCTTTTGCAACATCATCCCTCTTCATTCCAAGTCCAGCAAACTTTAGTATCTTATAAACTAATTCGGTTTCTTCTGACGCGTGGAGCTCGAAATGTGTAGTTCTTGCAGGATCAGAATTGTATAAGGCTTTTTCTCTTAAAACAAAATAACCCCAAGAAACTTTACGTGGTATTCTAAAATAAAAAATATTAGATGGAGAAATAAAACCATTACCAAACACGCGTATTATATTATCTTTAATATTCGCTATTGGCCGCGTTGCAGTGGGTCTTGTTAAAGGCCCGCCATTTATAGCATCTCTAAAATCCTTAGTTGATAAAATATCACAATCAACATTATTACCACCCTCTACCCTAGAAATTCTATAAATTTTGTTTGGAAGTAACAGCCCATCACTACTAGCTTCGTAATCACCAATTGCAGTAGAATTGTCTTGAGTTTCAAATATTTGCATTTTTTCCTCTAACATATCGTCTACATCTGCATAAGTAGTATCATTACCAACTTCACGGTGGGCTTGATTTAAATCATAAAAATATTGTTCAAATATTTCTACTTGAGCCTGGTTAGCATATAGATTATATTCTTGAGGTGTTATATAACCTCTTTGCTCTTTGTTAGCTAAAATCAAGACTCTTTGATATACTGTATCTATATTTACCATTTTATTTTTTATTTGTAATTATACGGGAATAGTCTATTTAGAGTATCTTTTCTTTGTCCACAACCACAGTCTTTGCCTGTTGCTTCACTTACTGTATCTACAACTTTTTTTATCCCAGTTGCTTTTGTAATTTTTTCTATTGTGTCACCTAAACCTTTAGATTTTTTCTTTTCCATATAATATAATTTGTAGTTTGCAATCGCCCCGTAGAGCGACTGCATCTACAGTTAGATTAATTTAATCTTTTTTCAATATTGGAGTAAATCTCCATACCTTCGTCAGTTTTAAACCATTGAGCTAACGCTGAGTAAGGGTGTTCGTCAAAAGGAACATTCATTAACTTTCTATCATTAGAAGCCCATAAGAAATTTCTTCTATCTGAAGATAATCTTAATAAACCTGCTTCAACAGCTTTGATACCAAAGTTTCTAAGCATTACATTTTCATCAGCAACTAACTCTAAGAATAACTCAGGGTTTTTCTTAGCATATACTAATAAATCTCGTTTAAGTTCTTTAGAGCTCATCTCTGATACTTTAGAACCCATTTCTACTCTCATAACAGCTTCAGCTGTATCAATATCAAGATTTCTAGCGGCCATTAAAGCATCAACTTCTAATTCTAAAATCTCAACTTCGTTCTTAGCTATTTCAGTTGGTTTGTGTTCAAAAAATACTTTATCTTTATGTGGGTGGTACAATGATAATAATTTCTGTAAAACAGTTTTGTTTTTTGGAACATATAATTGTCCATTTTCAAAAATAATATGCTCTAGTCTTTGATCACCAACCATTTCGTCTACAAAACACGTTCTTTGATTAGATGTGTATTTTAATTCTCTTTCATATCCTTTTTCTTCGTCAAACCAAAATATACTACTACCTCTTATTAAATAAGTCAGTGGTGATTTGTTGTCTGTTAAGAAATACATTCTATCTTTTATCTCCCAACCGCCAATTATTTTTTTTGAAGGTTCTTTTCTTGTTTTTTGTTTTGGTTTTTCTACAATTGGAGCGACTTGAACCGCTATTTCTTCTTGAATTTGAGGTTGTTCTACCTCTATTTTTTTCTTTTTTGCCATAATATAATATATAATAAAATTAATAAAAATAAAAGGCCGAGGCCGAAGCCCCGGTCTTTTAAAAATTGTTTTAGTTCATCAACATAAAGTTGTTAGCACCTTGAGTAACTAAACATCTTTCAGATAAATAGTGTACTTTCATTGCGTCAACACCATCTGTAGCAGCACCAACAGAACCAGTAACCCAAGTCTTCATTTTTCTAGACTCAGTTTCAGAAGCTCTATAACGTACATGTAAGAATGGTCTCTTCATATTTTTGCCTAATTGCTCATCATAAACTGAAGATACACCAGCAGGAACAACAACACCTCTAATGTTAGTTACAGTGTCATTCAAAGCCCCTCTAGCGCCTTTGTCGTTTAAGTATTTGAAATCAGATTTGTAAAAATCGTAAGATCCACGTCTGAAACCAGAGAAACCTAAATTTAATGCCATATCTTCAGAGTTGTCAAATACTCCGTAAGAAGTACCACCAGCTCCGTAAGAATTCATAGAAGCTAACATATCGTCAATAGCAAGAGAAGTTCCTCTATTTACAAACATCATATTTTCTTCAATAGCACCATTTTGATCAAATACAGCTAAGATAGCATCAAATTCAGCTAAATCAGTAGCAGCATTAACACCAGTTACACCAGTAGTTTGGTGACCTCTATTTGTAATAGCTTGGAATAAACCTTCTGTACCATCACTAGTACCTTGGTCAGTACCACCAATTGCACCAGCACCAGCAACAGCTGCTTCAGCTTCTAACATAGTCATTTCTAAATAATCAGAAAAACGAGCTCTAGTATCACCTTCAGCTTTTAAATACCATAAGTAACCGTTTTGCCCTTCTTCACCAGAAACTTCAACCCATCCAATTGAAGAAGCATCTGAACCATTTACTTGGTAGAAGTCTCTCATTATGATGTGTTTGTTAGAGTGTGATTTGAATTTAGGAGAGTTTGCAGAACTTCTTGCAGAAGATCCTTTTTCAAATTCAGAACCAATAACTAAGATTCTTACAGCACCAGCTGTAGTATCAGTAGATCCTAAAGCTGTAGCCATATTAGCAGCACCATAAGCAATAACTCTAATTTGATCAGTATCGTCACCATCTGGATCAATATGAGAAACATATCCTCTAGCTGTTTTATCAGCTACAGACATAAGAACCATATCACCAACTCTAATACCGTGGTCAGCACCAACAGAATTTCCGTCGATATCGTTAATAATAGTATAATCAGTATTGTTATCATCATATTCAGCTGTATAAGCTAAATGTAATCTACCTTGCTCTGACCATATAACTCTATCAGCAGCAGAAGCTTCTTCAGCTCCAACCTGAGCTAAGAAACCTGAAATTGTTCTTTTACCATAAACCTCAGCTTCTTTCTCTATAAGGTCTGGTAAGTATTGTTGTGCCCATCCTTCTGTTGCTGCAGATGTAAAATCTACATAGTTTTGAGCCAACGTGTGTTTTCTTGGAGCAGCATCTATACCACTCGCACTTGAAATTGCCATAATTTTAAATTTTTAAATGTTATTTATTTTTGTTTTTAATTTTAAAATCAGAAGAGTTTTGCCCTAGCACTTTAAACCTCATGCCACCTGCTTCTATTTTTCCATGACTTTGTCTTGGGTCCATATTAACATTTTTGGCTTTAGCAACGCTATTTTTCATAGCATCAGCTTTTCCTTGTTCATAAAAGTGTTTAGCAACAGCATCTGCGTTCATTGCTGTGTATAGAGATTTATGATAACCCTTAGCATCTGTTAAAGCAGAGTTTTTATCCAAAAACTTTTTGGTAAAATTGCTTATATCGCTCTGAGTGTTTTTAACCTCTTCAGCATTGTTTACATTAAACCTGTATTTTTTATCACCGACGTTATATTCAAAACCTTTGAACTTGTCGTTGAAAACTTGTTCAGTTTTCTGTGTAAAAATGTCAGAGTTCTTTTTAACTGTTTTTTGAGTTGCTTCTGACTCCTTGTTGTATCTATTAAAGAAATCAACCGCTTTCTGCTGCTCATTAGTGAGCTTGCTTCCAGCTTTAATTTCTTCATAGTATTTAGACTTTTGCCCGTCTAAGTGGCTTTTAGCGTTGGCAACTTGCTCTTTTAACGCTAATTTTTTTCTTCGTATATCTCTATCTTCATCGACTTCTTCGTCGTAAGAGAATTGATCTTCCATAAGGAAGTTAATTTCTTCGTTGTTTAAATGAGGTTTTGTTTGCTTGTAATATTCGTACAATAGATTTTGATCATCTAATTTTGAATAGTCTTGGTTAAGCTTTACGTAATCACTTAAATCTCCACCAGTCTCTTCCATAAAGTCCATTAACTTTTGGATGTTTTCTGGTAGTGGTTTTCCAGTAGCTTCAGCTTCAGCCACAGCTTCTTCTATTTGCTCTTCTGCTTCAGCAACCTCCTCTTCAGTAGAATCTTCAGTGATTTCTTCTAATACTGGAGTTTCTTGTGTTTCTGCTTCCGGTTGTACTTCTTCTTGTTCTTGTGGGGCGTCGGCATTTTCAGGCTCTGCAACCACTCCGCTGTCGTCAGTTGAACTTGCTTCAACCTCTGTGTTTTCTTTTGGTTCTTCATTTTCTTCTGGTGTTGGTGGTTTACTTAAATCTACTTTTATAACGCTATCGTCACCAGCAGATTCAAATTTGCTTTCATCAACCTGTTCAGTTGTTTCTTGGGTAGTCTCTTCGACTACTTGTTCATCTTTTTCTTCCATAATATAATATAATAATAATTAATAAATTCTAACTAGGGTCAAACGAACCTAAATCAAATCCTCCACCTAGTATATCATTACCTGCGGACTCAAAGTTTTTAGGTGCTTTGCCACTATTTCTTTGCTCAATCATTTCTGATTGCTGTGTTGCTTGTATCTTTGTTCTTTCGTCTTTTCTATCTTCTTTTTCTTTTTCTCTAGCTTTCATACCATCAACTTCAATTCCTTTTAGTTGCATGCTGTACTGAAATTCTAGAGCCATTAACTCTTTTTTATGCTGAACTTCTTGCATCATTTTTTGAGCGTCCATTTGAGCTTCCATTTGCATTAACTCAGCTTTGCTAGCGTTTATCGCTTGATTTTTTTGTATGTCAGCTTGTGCAGCTGCTTGGCTAGACTGTTGGTTTAACTGAGCTTGCTGTTGCATGTTTTGCTGTTGGATAGCTTGGTCTTTATCTTGCTTTTTCTTTCTACGTATTTTAAGTAGTTGATTAGCTAATTTTATATTGCGTATTTCTCTAAGATCAATAGCATCTTCTAACTCTATACTTTGCTGTTGTAAAGCCATTTGAATATTGTTCTCTAAAATAGCCTGCTCTTCTTCGTCTGGTTTTAATTCTAAAAATATTCCAAAATCATAAAGATGTAGTTCTGACATTTCTTTTAATGTAGCCACGTTATGAATTCCTATAGCTTGAATAAATGCGTCTTTAGTTGGAGAGTATTCTATAATATCAGATATCCTTAGTGAAAGACACTCTGCTGTTTCCGCTGTTAAAAATAAACCAGCTTGCAATATATGTCTAGTTGCTGTGTTAGAATTTGCTGCCGCTAGTTTTTGAACACCTACTAAAGCGTTTTTATCTGGCGTACTACCGTCTCTAGCTTCGTTAAGCCCGGTTACGTCTCTTATCATTTGTAGATAATAATTATAAGTACCAATTAGCGCTTGCATTTTATTTCCACCAGATCCAGATGTAATTTCTTGAATAGGTACTTTGCCAGGATTCATATCACCATCACTAGTAAATGATCTACCAATAACACTACCAGTTTGGAAGAACATGTTTAAAGCTTCTTGTGGGTTGTAATTAGTTCCATTACCCAAATCAATTTCAGCTAAACCATCAGCATCTAAATAAACCCCATCTGGCGTCATTCTAGACATTACTTGTTGTAGTTTTAAATGCGTAAGCTGTATCATATCAGCAAAACCAGTAATACGTTTTACTAATGAATCTATCTTACCATTATACATACGTGGAGCAACAATAGCATAACTCATTTTAACCTTAGTAAAATCACTTTTTGGACGCATCATGTTTTTAGACATTTCCCATCTAAGTAATTTATCAGTACCAAGAATCATAGCACCATCATACAAGCATTCTATAGATCTTTGCATTTTACTAAAACCACCCTCCATATTTTCTGGCGGATTAAACGAATCGTCTTTAGGTATAATTTTATCAGCACCAGTTCCAGTTTCTTTTATTTTATAAACCTCGTTCATATAAGTTTTATAATTAAAATATAAAACTTGAATAGTGTTATTGTCTTCTTTATCGTAACTGTGTATTGAATTATAATTAGATCTATTGTAAGATTTATTCTTCATTATATCTTCAAGATCACCTTCTGACAAATGTGGAAACTCTTTAGCTAATTCGTTTACCGGTATAGTTTTTACTTCACCAACATAATATATATCTTCAAAATATGGAGAATCAGTATATGAATAAACTAAATTAGCAGGATCAACGTAATCAATAGTAACACCTTCAGAAGTATTAAACGATGTTTTAACAGCTCCAATACCAAGCACTGTTAAGTCATAATAAAACCTTTTCTTTGTTAACTCATAATTATTACCTTCAAACAAAACACTTAAAGCCTGTTCTTCTGCTAACTCTACAGCTTGTTTGTACGAAAGCTGCATGTGTATTCCTAGTTCTTCTTCTGATTCTGGTAATGTTTTTTGATCAGTCTCGTATAGATTTACATTAAAGTTTTCCATTGCTGCTTGGTTAAACTCTTTAGTTTGCATATCTCTTATTATAGACTCCATGTACTCTGTTCTTTTTTCAACACCATTTGGTGATTGTGAAAAAGCTTTTATATCATAAGTTCGTTCGGCTATACCATTAACAACTATATCTACAAATTTAGAAATAATAGGAACAGGTGTCCAGTCTAAATTTAAATAGGACAAATCGCCATTAATTGACAACTCATCCTTATATTTTTGTATAGATTGTTCGCCTCGCGCGTATAATCTTAAATTATGAAAATTACTATGATTAGATCTATATCTATTCATATTTCTATCATCGTTGAACCACTCTTGTTCTATTGCTTTACCTACTCTTAAACCGTAATCATAACTTAGCTTTTCAGCGTCGCTTACGGTTTGACTTGGAAAATAACTTTTAATGCCAGACTCTGCCATATTTATTATTTGATTATTTGTGAATTATTACCAGTATTACTATACTTGGAAATGTTTATATTTAGTTTAGGTTTTTCAACCTTTGCGTTCGGTGC